GTAATGATGAAACGGTCCTCTCAATCCGACTCTACCCAGGATCAGGACAATACTTCGTCATCACCGACCTCAACTCCTACCTCCTCCCCTACGGACTCATCCCAACCGTAGCGGAAGGCGACACCCTGACTACGGGTGACGAAGTAACTACGTGGATTGAAGTAAAGGACTACATCAACGATGGTGACTGGTGGCTGAACCTGGAGATCCCCAAGTCTCTGATGCCTTACGTCCCTGAAGGTCAACCTGACGCCTACGCAAAACCGGGTACCTACGCAGACTACATCATGCGTAACTACCTGCGTCACCACACATTCCTGGTGAAGGTGAACGTAACTACGTTCAAGAACATCCAGTCCTTCCAGCAGCTCGGCGATATCATCAAGCGGATAAAGCCTTCATACACTATGCCTATCTACATCTGGTCGGTTCCTATCGATGACGAGATCATTCGTCTGATCGAAGAAGAAACTTCCATACGTAGAGACATGAAGAGAAACGATCTCTTCTTCGCTCAAATTCGTCGTATGCGCAGGAACGCTGCGGACCCGGTTCATCGTGGATGCCCTAAGTTCATTAGGATGGATCTTGGACAGCACGAGTACTCCCTCTTGGGCCTGGACACTTACACCAACGGCATACCTACGGTAGTCGGTAACGGTAGCATCTCTGGGTTCATCAACCGCCCCGGTGCTTTCCGAGACAATACGGGGTACGAGCAAGGTTTACTCCGAGCCAAGTTTCGTCGAAATGATCGCAACGTCCCTCATCTTCGGTCTATGGTTTCCTACACTCGTAATGAGTCAGCGGCAGGTAACACTGGGTACTACTACGACCCTTGGCCACAGTACGTCCCAACGGATATGTTCTCGGTTCCTCTATACATCACCAAGCTAGAGGACCTGCAGGATCGTTTCAGGGCTATCAACGTTCCTGTCCCGGATACCGCTACTGCTGCCTTCACCTTGATGCAGCCTTACTGGACCGACGGTGGGATCAACGATATCGGCATCAACGAAGGTGTTCTGGTTAGTCAGTACGATCTCCTGATAGCTCAGTACAGCACTGTGTTCACTAAAGGTCCCAAGGGTTCTTACGTGGGTACTTTCGTGCCGGACTCAGCTCTAGGTACGTACAAGCCTGACGTTACCAGTCTTCAAGAGTCTGATTACCTCCTATGTACTCAGATCTACGAAAACACCTTTGCGGTTTACCTGATCACTTCTTCGTACGCAGCTTCGGCTAAAGGAAGCAAGTCAGTAGCCTTGGTAGAAGACCCTGACATCATTAAGATATCCCAGGCAGCTATGCCTATGACCCGTGGTCTTGGACCTGCGATAAACTCTCCTGCATACATGACTCGGGGGGGGACCCTCATAGAGGGAGGCGTAGCCGGGACCCGAGGTATCAACCAGCAGGGCATAAACGAAGATCCTACCGGAGCTCCAACTGCTACCCTGACCTACTCTGACACGATAAACCTCGACGTCCCTAAGACACGAGGCTCGGCTAAAATTCAGGTTGATGCTATTCTTGGCGCGGATATGAATCCTCCGGCCTAATTCGAGGACAAGGCTTTAAATGAAAATCAATACTGCTATGGAGTTCCGAGGGGACATTGGCTGCTGGAAGGTATTTCCTGACGGAACCCGAGAAGAGGTCTTCTACAAGAAGAACCTGATCATCCGCCTCGCCAAACTACAGCTCCTGTCTGCACTGTATGACACTGCTTTCGTCCAAGACCGGGTGACTACGTTCAAGCTGGGGACTGGCGGTGCCATAGATCCTCAAGGTCTGTTCCCAAAACCAGAGGACGCAGAGCAGACAGATTTGATCACCCCCATGGTCTCGGTGGACACCTCCTACGTTGAATACCCTCTCGACGTAAAGGTCACCTACCTTGCAGACCTCGACCAGTCCGAAGGTAACGGCCTGAGCATCACCGAGGCTGGCCTGTTCAAGCAGTCAGGGAAGATCTTCAACGTCAAGAACTTCCCTGCAGTCCCTAAGACTTCTGAGTTCGGTCTTCACTTTGAATGGTCTATCAAGGCGGTCTAAGATGGCTAATACAGTTACCTTGACGAAACGCCTGGGGAACGATGGCTGGACTATCACCGGTTCTCTTGACCAAGGAGGGACTGTCCCTAGGGATATCTTTGTCTACGAGAATACCGAGACTACCGTGCTGGGAGACTGGCACTCAGTAGTAATGGTCGCCGACATGAACAAGGTGCCAGTCTGGACAGGTGTAGCAATACCAAACGCCCGCTGGGTACGAACCTCGACTATTAAAATATTGATAGACCCCAGCCTAGACCCAGACGACGTGATCAGCGTTTTGAAGGCATCCCTTCAGAAGTTTGTGGCCGAATTCAACGTTAAAAAAGAGTCAACTCAAACTTATGTCCTCGACTGATATCCAGCTCTACGGGAACAACGCGAAGTCCACGCTCCCATTAGCGATTACCCCTACGGACACCGTTTTCTCAGTAGCCTCTGGGACTGGTACTCGATTCCCTGTGATCTCAACGTCACAGCAGTTCTTCTTGGTCACTCTGGAAAGCGCAGGTATCATCGAAGTCTGTCGAGTCACTCAACGTACCTCCGACAGCCTGACCGTAGTTCGTGCCCAAGAAGACACCACTGCTGGTACCTTCCCTATCGGTACTCAAGTACAGATGCGTGTCACTCGTGACAGTTTGGCTCGTATGGCTCGACTGACTGATCGATTGGGGGACCTCGACACCGTAGACAATATCCCTTCTATCTCCAGCGCTACCGGGAATTCGTTCCTGTGCCAGTCTGTAGACGATGGCGGCAACCCTATCATCGCGATCAAGGGTGTAGATCGGTGGCGTTACCCTACCCATAGCGTGGTAGGTGTTTCAGGCGTAATCGACAGTGCTACTACCACAACTGTTACCTCGTCGTTGTTTACTTCCCTGCCCGTAGCTTCGGGTCGGTACATCATCAACTTCCTAAGTGGAGCCCTGGCAGGACAGACTCGATTGATCACTTCGATCTCGGGTACTACCTTGAGCTGGGCTACGCCTTTTACTGCGGCCCCTGCAGTAGGGGTTCAATTCGAGCTCCTCGTCAGCAACGCCTATCAGATCTCACTCCTCGGTTCTCTGAGTGACGACTCTATAATCAACGCACTCGTATTCGGAGCATAACAAATGTCAGCAACCCTCAAGAAAGTCTCAGGGGCCATCGCAGCTACCCGCACCCTCTTGCTGACTGCTACCGCAGGTGTACAGACCATCGTCATCGGCGGTACTGTCTCCAACGTAGATACCACCGGTGTCTACCACAGCGCTACGGTAGAGATCCTTCAAGCGGACGGGACTACTTACATCAGCCTGGTTACCCAAGCCCCAGTAGCTCTTGGCGGATCTCTGGTGTTCCCCAAGTTCGTAATGGCTTCCGGTGAAAAGCTCTACATCACTGCTGACGTAGCAAACATGGTAGTAGCACACGTCTCTTACGTGGAGAAAACCTAATTGACTATCTTCGGTAAAGATCCTGCAGATATCGCGGGGGCCTTGTTCAAGTCCAAGAACTTGAGCGATGTCGTCGACAAGGCTGCAGCCAGGACTAACCTCCAGGTACCCAGCATTACCGACGTCCAGTACAACTCTGTTCCGGTAGGCATGATCATGCCTTTCTGGGGTACGGTAGCTCCTGCGGGGTATCTGCCCTGCTCAGGTCAGACGGTTAACTCTACTACGTTCCCTGACCTGGTTACCTTCCTCGGAGGAACTACTTCGGCGACCGTACCGGACCTTCGTGGTGAATTCCTCCGTGGCTGGGATAACGGCAGAGGCCTTGACGTAGGTCGAACCATTTCTTCCGTGCAGACGGATGCCATCCAACGTATCCTCGGTTCTTACAACGGGTATGGATTCACAGGTATCGCCACCGCAGGAACTCTGAGCGGACCCTTCACTGCCGCAGGCCAGACTGCAGGTATCTACCCTACACCTACAGGCGGCACTGCAGGAACCGCAGTTACCACTCTGCAGTTCGACTCTTCGGCTACTATCCGAAGCTCCACTGAGACTCGTCCTCACAACGTTGCAGTCTTGTACTGCATCAAGGCTTACAGTTCAGTAGCCAACTACGTAGCTAGCCTGAACCTCTCAGGCCTCGTAAGTGACTACTCTAACCTGCTCTCAGGAGCAGCTAAGTACTCCGACTTCAACGGTGCCAACCAGCAGAAGAGCCAACAGGGGTGGCAGAAGCTTCCTGGCGGTTTAATCCTGCAGTGGGGTACTCTAGCGGTGGGAACTACTGACACTGCTTTTACCCTGCCACTCGCCCCTCCTACTGGAATCCTGTCCATCACCGCTGCCGTCTACATCGCGGGTACTGCTACTTCTGCAGGTACTGCAATGATACGATTGGACAGCCCTACTGCCTCTACCGGCAGCATAGGCACGTACGTTGGCGGTTCTCGGTCTGCTCAGGCAGTCTACTGGCAAGCGATCTGCTACTAAGATACTTCCACTCATAATTCAGGAACAACGAAATGACCCTTTTCTACAGTGCATCAACCTCAGGTTTCTACGACGATTCTATCCATTCCACAGTTCCAAGCGATGCAGTCGAGATTACCGCCGAAGAGCACATGGATATCCTGGAAGCTCTGTCCACTGGTAAAGTCTTGGCCGCTGGTACTGACGGAAAACCAGAAGCCGTTGCTCGACCCAAGGCCTCCCTGGCTGACTACAAGGCTGCAGCCAAGACAACCCTGGACGCTCTGCGTAAGGCTGAAGAGGCCAAGGGCTTGAGCTACACCTTCCCTGACAGCGTAACCGACGTCATCCAGCTACGTGACAACCGAGACCTGCTCAACGTCCAGTCTCAGGTAACCATCGCTCAATTGCTCAAGTCGTCAGGGTCTACAACCACTATCCCTTTCCAAGGTGAGAGCAACGCTACTCACGAAATGACTGCTGACGAGATGATCGCGATGGGTGTCGCAGTGTCGACTTACATCCAGTCTCTGTACGCTATCTCGTGGGCTGCCAAGGCTTCTGTAGAGGCTGCTACCGACTATGATGGCGTAGATGCAGCCGCAGTATGGCCTATGACCTCAAGTTAAAATTCAGTAAGACCAACCAGGGGACCCTAGTGGTCCCCTTAGTTTTGCTCACGGAGTACACATGTCCTTTTTCGGTCAATCACCGCTTGCTGCTTTCCTACCCCTAAAGGCCGGTCAAAATCTCGCAGATCTTCCAGACGTTTCAGCAGCTCGCACCAACTTAGGTGTTCTGAGCGCAACTGACACGATGATGAACGGAGTCCCCATAGGGACCATAATTCCTTTCTACGGTTCGACTGCACCTCTGGGCTACCTTCCTTGCAGCGGACAGACTATCAACTCAGGAACCTATCCTGACCTGGTTACTTTCCTCGGTGGTACCACCTCGGCAACCGTGCCTGACCTTCGTGGAGAATTCCTTCGTGGCTGGGACAACGGTCGTGGCGTTGACCCTTCTCGAACTAACCTGAGCGTGCAGGCCCCTTCGTATCTGTTTGACACCGTCGGGTCGATAGCCACCAACAACCGTTTGGCTCACCAAATACTGAACGAAGAGACTGGTCTTCAGTTTACTCGTAGTCTCACTCAGATACAGGTAGCGAGCCTCTCTACTGTGACTTCCTTCACGGACACAGGTAGGTCAGTTCGCCCACGTAACGTCGCAGTTCTCTACTGCATCAAGGCCTACGGTGCTCTCGTAAACACTACGATTGCCAACCTGGGTAACGCTCTGTCGGAGCTGAGCAGCAAGAC